CGCCCCCTCCCCGACCGACGCCCCCTCCCCGACGTGTGCCGTCGGGTGCACGAACGCCTGCGCACCATCTGGTGAAGTGTAGGTGCCCGCGCCGTTGTGTGCCCACGCCTTGATAGTCTCGATGCTGTACATGGTCTAGCTTCCTTGTGTCGGTTATCGGCAGGGTCTGCCGGCGGAGCGCACGCACTGGGCATGCGCTCGACCTGCTGCCCTACGCCGTGAGTGCTACGGCCTTCTCGAATGCGCGGGTTTTCAGATCCGCCCCCTGCCCGAACCATGCCGACGTCAGGCGCTTGTCGGCGTCGCTCCCTCGCCCGTGGTCGACGTAGCGCGTCACGCCCTGCACAAGCCCATACGCCGTCCCGGGACGCGCGCCCGGCGCAGTCTGGTAGCAGTCCATCAGATCGGCGAGGCCACGGATCGCACGCTCGGCGGGTTCTTTCGCTTTCGCCGCGATGTTGACCGATGCACCGACCGGAGCGTTGAGCAGATCCTCGAAGGACTGCGCCCCAAGATCCTTGCGCGGCTTCGCGCGATCGCCTGCCGGGCGGAGCAGCTCGGCAAAGAAAGACTCGGCTTCCTGCGGCGTAACGTCGACGCGCGCCAAGTCGGCGAGCTGCTCGCGGTAAATGTTCCACGAGGACTCCCAGTCCACGAGACCCAGCGCTTCCTTGGTAGCGGTCGCGCAGAATGTCGAAGAATGCTTCGTGCGCACGGCAGACTCGGCGCCCGTGCTCATAGCGACAGTGAGCGTATTAGCGCAGACGACGCGCGTATCCGTGATCCTCGCATCGGTCGCGCGCGATCCATCCGCCGACGTGGAGAGCAGAAGAAACGCCTCGTGGCGGTCCAGAAGCTTCCCGATGGCCGCATCGAGCCCGATCCTCGCGGTCGCCCAGTAGATCGCGCCGCCGCGCAGCGCCCCCGCTACTTCGAGTTTCATGCCCATGCCCGCGACGAGATCGCGAAAGAACTCCATCACTTCGCGCGGTTGAACGATTTTGTAGCGCCCACTCGCGACGCCCAGCGCCGCGCCGGTATCGGTCCGGTACAGCACATCGCGTCCCGGCATGGTGCGCAGCGACCCGTTCGCGATCGCATACTGCACAATCGCTTTTTTCACCTCGTAGTCGAGTCCGGCCGCGTCGATCCACTCTTCGAGGCTCGCATTCGGCGCGAGTTTCTGGCCGAGTCGGTGCCACGGCGTCTCACCGCTATATGCGATTGCCGCGCGCCCCTTGGTTGCGTCGAGTTCATGTGCCATGGTATAAGTTCCTTATAGTGTCGGTTATCGGCAGGGTTTGCCGGCGGAGCGCACGCGCTGGGCATGCGCTCGACCTGCCCCCCCTTAGTCCGCGCCGACGAAGGAAACGTCGAGCGGCTGCCATGTCACCATGACGCACTCTTGCCCAGCGTCGCGCGCGGCTTCCTGCGCGAGCGCTTTGGACGTCTGGCGCACGTCGAGCCGCGCCCGCTCACACTTCACTTCGACCACGGTCTCCAGAATGGTGCAGTCCTCGTGATAGATCCCGAGGCGCCCCAGGAACGTACCGCGGCCGTGAGTGCGGGTAACGCCCCCCCACGTGACGGCGCACGCGGCTTCGAGCGCATCGATCGCCCGTGCGACTTGCTGCGCCGAGGCGCCGACCTTCGAGTCGTGCCCGATGTAGAATTTGACTGCGACGTGCGACATGGTTTGATTCTCCTGTATCGGTTATCGGCGGATGTCGTGGCGGACCGGGAAAGGCTTGGTTTGCATGGCATGGTTCCTCGTGTAGGGGTCGACGGCAACGCCGTGCCCAGACTGTAGCAAGTATCGTGCCAGTGAACGGCGCCGGGCGTTGCGAGCGCCACGCGCTTGATTTCCCGGCGGGTTTTTCCGGCACGCATTATTCGTGCCCGGCTTCGCTGTCGGATTTTCGACGCGCCGGCGGCATCGAGGCATGCGAAGCACACGTAACCCGTTGACGCAGCACGGAATAGATAGATTAGTACGAAATCTCGACACTACGACGAATTCTCGACATATGGCCGGAGGAATAGTCGGAAGCTGGGCGAGCGTAGTATGAAATGGCGAGGCGCGCGCAGAATCGTACTACGCTAAGCCGTTGGATAGCAAGGCGAAAACACGAAAAGACGGAATAGTAGGGTCGAATTGGGTAGGCTACATTCCTAGCGCGCGACGCATGCTGCGCGGCGCTGCAAATTCACGCGCGCACGCTTCCTCCCTCACGCAGGCTAGAAACGGGTTGGCATATACTACTTTTTCTCTATCTATTCATTCTATTCCGCCTTTTTCCCTTAGTGGATGCGCCCGCCGAGCGGGCCGAAATCGGACTAGACCCAGCCGACTTTTGACTATTCCCGCCACGCTCGCCCCGCCCGCCTAGTGGCGATCCGCCCAGCACCTAACGCCCCACGCGCGCCCCGCCTGCCTCACGCCCTGCCGCCGGGCCGGCGCTGCCGCGCTGCAGGGTCGACGCTCGGCCCGCTCGGCGGGCGCAGCAGCCTCGCGGCAGGGTAGCGAAACGGTTCCGCGGCTGAGGGGGTGGGCATGGGGGCAACGGCGCGGGCGCGGGGGGTCAGTGGGTCCCCCCTCGCGTAGATGTTCAGGTACTATTCGAACACCGTAAAAAATTTTCCAGAATTTTCGCTCCCGTTCCCCCCTTGACCTCCCCGCCCGCATCGTCTACAATGCCGCATCGTTCACTTAACGCGGACCGCGGCCATGGACACCGAACCCCGACCGACCTTCTCTGGGCGTAGCTCAGTCAGGTCAGAGCTCTCGGCTTGGAACCGAGAGGTCGCAGGTTCGAATCCTGCCGCCCAGACCAGTTACTGACCCTTTTCTACGGAGGAGACGCCTCGTAGGAAGGGCACCCGGCTGTAACCCGGAGGTCGGCACGTTCCGTGCAGGTTCGAATCCTGCCTCCTCCACCAAGACATCGCCCGGCTGGCGCAATTGGCAGACGCGTCGGTCTTAGAAACCGAATGTTCGGGGTTCGAATCCCTGGCCGGGCACCAGAATTGCGGGGTAGCTCAGTTGGTAGAGCAGAGGATTCATAATCCTTGGCGCGCAGGTTCGAGTCCTGCCCCCGCTACCAGAAACGCCCGGTTAGCTCAGTCGGCAGAGCGGCTGCATTGTAAGCAGCGGGTCGAGGGTTCGAATCCTTCACCGGGCTCCATCTTCCGTCAAAAATCTTACGCCCCCTAGCTTTCCGTTTCCGCGCAGTGTAAACTTCGGTTCATGAGCTCAATGACCGAAGAGACCCGACCCCTCGCCCGCCCCCCGCAGTCCTTCGCGGAGAAGCGTGCGGCCGTGCGCGCCCCCCATGGGTTCTCGATCGCGGACCAGGACAAGGCCCCGTTCGACCTGCGCCTCGCGTGGGATCTGGCGTTGCAGCTAGACCCCGCGGAGGACGTGTTCCGGCGCTACGGAGTGGAGCCGGACGACGCCATGGCGCTGATGGCGCTGCCGCTGTTCCAGGACACGCTGCGCCGCTTCAAGCGCGAGATCGAGGAGAACGGCGGGCGCTTCCGCGCGAAGGCGCGCATCCAGGCCGAGGAACTGATCGACCACTCGTTCCTGATGGCGACCGACCCGGAAGCCCCGCCTGCGGTGCGCGCGGACCTCATCAAGTGGACCGCGAAGATGGGCGGACTCGAGCCGCCGGCCAAGAAGGACGAGGGCTCCACCGGCGGCGGGTTCAACTTCCAGATCGTCTTCTCGGGCGCACCCCCGCAGGCGATCGGCGGTACGACGATCAACACCATCGAAGGAGAACGCACATGACGTGGCGTGACAAAGCGAAGGCGCAACTGCGCTCCGACGAAGGCGAGCGGTTCAAGCTCTATCGGTGCACCGCCGGCAAACTCACGATCGGCGTCGGACACAACATCGAGGACCGCGGGGTCTCGAAGCAGGTCTCGGAGCTGATGCTCGAGGAGGATCTGTCGCAGGCCGTGCAGGATGCGGTCTACCTGTTCCCCGGCTTCAACCCCCGCGTCGACTTCACCGACAACCGCAAGGCCGCCCTCGTCAACATGGCGTTCCAGCTCGGACGGGACAGGCTGTCGGGGTTCGCGCGGATGCGCGCCGCGGTAGCTGCCGGAGACTGGGAAGCAGCGGCCGACCACGCGCTCGACTCGAAGTGGGCGAAGGAAGACACTCCCGAGCGTGCGAAGCGCGTCGCTGCCGCGTTGCGCGAGGGGTAGAGCGTGAGCAGGACACGCCGGGGCTCGAAGCCTGACGGGTTCGAGTATTGGAGCGCGCGGCCGTTCGCGGGGGCGCCGCCATTCGTCGGTCCGAGGCCAGGAAAAAAGTAAAGAAGATGACGCACAAGATCGAGCGCCAGAGGAACAAGCCGAAACCGTCGGATATCAACGGAGATACCGCATGATCGCCCTCGAAGCAGTCCTCGGAGTCGGATCGAAGCTGATCGACCGGCTGCTGCCCGACGAGAACGCGAAGGCCGCAGCGCGGCTCGAGCTGATGAAGATGGCCCAGGAGGGGGAGCTGCGCGAGCTCACCGCGCGGGCGGAGATCATCGCCGCGGAGGCGAAGAGCGAGTCGTGGCTCGCGCAGAGCTGGAGGCCGATCACCATGCTCGTGTTCACTGCGCTCATCGTCGCCCGGTGGCTCGGGTGGTCGGCGCCGGGGATCGGCGAGGCGGAGGTGCTGCAGTTGTGGAGCATCGTCGAGCTCGGCCTCGGTGGGTACGTCATCGGCAGGACCGCAGAGAAGGTCGCTCCGACGATCGCCGGGGCGCTGAGGAAGTAGCATGTCCCTTCCGGAGTTCGAAGCGATCATGAAGGCGCTGAACGACATCTACGATAAACACACCAGACAAGAGGGAAGCCCTGTGAGCGAGCAAACGAAACCGACGGCAGAAGAAGTAGCGAAGGACTACTCGTTCGAGCAGTTCGTCGCCGACATCGCGGGTACGACGGTCGAGGAGGTCAGGCGGGACTACATGCGCGCGTGCGAGTTGATCGGCGAAGGTCGGACATCGCAGGCGGCGGTCGAGCAGATCCTGCTGGAAGCGCTGGCGGACGAAGGGACAGGAGAGGAGGTCAAGCCGTGAACGTCGCTGAGTTCAAACGCAAGTACCTCGCGGAGATCGCGCCGTCGCTCACTGAGATGGGGCAGACTGCGTGTGACGGCGGGGGCCTGCTGAGCATCGTCGCGAAGCTCGAGTGCATGATGATCGAGCTCGAGGGGTGTTCGTGCGGCGGGGCGGGAGCGCCGGCACTTCCGTACTACCCATGGGTTCCGCCGTCTCAGCCTTACAGGTGGCCCAGCCACTCGGACATCTGGTGCAACACCGAGCACCCGAAGGTCGCAGGGTAGGGAAACACAGTGTCGCTGCCTGACAACGTCCATCAGTATCGACCCCCGAAGACCGTCGAGAGGTTCCTGCTCTCGAACGCTCGGCGGCGGGTCATCATGGGCCCGTTCGGCAGCGGCAAGTCGTCCGGGTGCGTGGTGGAGGTGCCGCGGCGGGCGAGCATGCAGCAGCGCGGACCGGACGGGTACCGTCGCACGCGGTGGGCGATCGTGCGCAACACCATGCCGCAGCTCCGCGACACGACCATGAAGACGTGGTTCGAGTGGTTCCCGAACGGGTCCATCGGTTACTGGAAGGAGACAGGGAAGACCTTTTTCATCGAGTACCAGGACGTGCGAGCGGAGGTGCTGTTCCGAGCACTCGACGACGAGGACGACGTCAAGAACCTGCTGTCGCTCGAGCTGACCGGCGCGTACATCAACGAGTGCCGCGAGATCGTCCGCCCGATCGTCGACTCCTTGGACGGCCGGATCGATCGGTACCCGTCCAGGCGCGACAGCGTGGGCGCTACGTGGGCGGGCATCTGGGCCGACACGAACCCGCCGACCGAGGACGAATACTGGTACCACCTCATCAGCGGCAATGACCCCGACACTGGGGTGCCTGCCGACAACGGGTGGGACGCCTACATCCAGCCGTCCGGACTATCTCCGGAAGCAGAGAACGTGGAGCATCTGCCGCCGGGGTACTACGAGAATCTCGCGCGAGGTAAGACGAAGGACTTCGTGCGCGTCTACGTTAAAGGTGAGTTCGGGAAGTCGCTCAGCGGCAAGCCCGTGCACCCGACGTTCGACCCGGACACTCACGTCTCGAAGAACGAGCTCATTCCGAACAAGTCCCTGAAGCTCATTATTGCGGCCGACTTCGGCCTCACGCCGGCGATGGTCTTGAAGCAGCAAGACCCGTTTGGGCGAGTGCTGACGCTCGACGAGATCGTGACTGAGGGCATGGGGCTTCAGCGCGCGATCGACCTGAAACTCAAGCCGTTGCTGCGCAACAAGTACGAGGGGTTCGATTTTTTCGTGACGGGCGACCCAGCGGGGAAAGAACGAGCACAGACCGATGAGCGGTCGTGCGTTGACATTTTTCACCGCGCTAATTTCAAGAAAGTGAAGTTTGCGTATAGCAACTCTCCTGTTCATCGGATCGGAGCGACGGATTCGTTCCTGAGCCGGATCACAGAGATGGGCCCTGCCTACCTCGTCGACCCGAGATGCAGCTACCTTAAGAAAGGTCTCGGCGGGCGGTATCGATACGAGATCAACCGCAAAGGGGAAGCCGCGACTTCGCCGAAGAAAGACATCTTCAGCCACGTTTGCGAAGCGAGCCAGTACGGCGATATGTATTTCGAGCGGGGGGCCGGCAACCTCGCCGACAAACAAGAACGCGACGCGATCGCGGAAATGTCTCATCAGCGAGCTGCCGCACATCGATTGCTTAGGAGATAGCCATGATCGACCCAGCTCGTTTGGACGCGCAGAAACTGACGGACTTCGGAACCACGTTCCGTAGTATGTTCGAGACGTACCGGAAGGACCGCAAGGCACTCGAAGACCGTTGGCTGCGCGACATGCGGCAGTTTCGCGGCATCTACGATCCGGAGGTCAAGCTTCCGAAGGACTCGACGAACGCGTACCCGAAGCTGACGCGGAGGTACGTGATCGGCACGGTTGCGCGGCTGATGGAGATGCTGTTCCCGCAGACCGAGAAGAACTGGGGCGTCGACGCGAGCCCGATCCCGGACTTGAGTCAAGCCGACACGCAGACGGTGCTGACGCAACTGCAGGCCGAAGGGAAGCTCGACGACTCGCTATCTCCGGATCAGGCGTCCGAGGTCATCGAGAAGGCCGTGAAGATGTTCGCCCGCGTGAAGGCCGGGCGCATGTCGAAGGTCATCGAGGATCAGCTCGCCGAGATGGACTACGTGTCGCTCGCGACGCGGGTCGTTTTCTCCGGCGCGTTGTACGGCACAGGGCTGCTCGAGGGCCCGTCCATCAAGACGCAGAAGACGAGGGTGTGGCGTATCGACCCGATCACGCGCCGCCACGTCGCCGTCGAGAACAGCAAGCGCGTCCCGTTCTACGAGAACGTGTCCATCTGGGAGTGGTACCCGGACCTGTCGGCTCGCACGATCGAGTCGCAAGACGGCTACTTCCTGCGCCGAGTCATGTCGCGCGCGCAACTCCGAAAGCTCGCCGACCGCGAGGATTTCATCCAGGCGAACGTCCTCGAGTGGCTGAAAACGCACGACACCGGCAACTACAAGCCGGAGGACTGGGAGATCGAGCTGCAGTCCCGCGGCGACAAGAAGAACGTCGAAGGACTGAAGGGACGGAAGTACGAAGTCATTCAGTGGTGGGGAACCGTGTCTGGGCACTACTTGCGCGCCGCGGGCGTGACGGTTTCCGACGCGGAGGTCTCGGATGAGTTCGAGGCGAACGTGTGGCTGCTGGACAACGTCGTCATCAAGGCCGTCATCAACCCCTTGGCGACGCGTCGGCGTCCGCTCCACATCTTCATCTACGAAGAAGACGACGTGAACCTCGCCGGCGTCGGAGTAGCACACATCGTCCGGGACACGCAGCTCACGATCTGCGACGCGACGCGCATGCTCATCAACAACTGCAGCGTCGTGAGCGGCGTACAACTTCTGATTCGGACGTATCTTCTGCAGCCGAACCAGAGCTACGACATCCACGCGAACAAAATCTGGTACCAGGACGAGGAGGACGCCAGCAGCCCAGGGTTGCCGGCTGTCGAGAACATCAACATCAACGGGCACATCGAAGAGCTGCTTGCTGTGATCCGTGCGTTCACGGAGCTCGGCGACCAGGAGGTTTCGCTGCCGCCGCCGGCCCTCGGCGACCCGACCAAGGGCGGGTCGGAGGCCCTACGCACGATGGGCACAGCGAGCATGCTGTTCGGCGCAGCCGCGCTGCCGATCCGGAACACGGTGCGCGGGTTCGATCGGTTCACGCTGAGTTTCGTGCAGTCGCTGATCGACTGGAACATGCAGTTCAACACGGACGAGTCGATCAAGGGCGACTTCCAGCCGATCGCGCGGGGGTCGACGTCGCTGATCGCGAAGGAAGTGCGGGCGCAGTCGCTGGACTACCTCGCGACCACGCTCCAGCCGGAGGAGCGCGTGTTCCTCAAGGGCAGGGAGTTTCTGGTGGCGCGCATGAGGGCTCGCGACCTGGACGTCGATGAGCTCCTCGAAGACCAGGAAGTCGTCGACGAGAAACTTCGAGCGAACGACGCCATGACCCAGGAGCAGATGGACCAGCAGCGAGAGCTTGCGGCGGCCCAGGTCCGAGAACTGCTCGCGAGCGCCCTGGAGAAAGTATCGAAGGCCGACGCTCAGGGGGCTCAGGTGACGGTCGACGTCTTCAACGCGCTGTTGGAGGCGCTCAACGGAGAAGAGGAGCAGCAAGGTGGAACCGAAAAGAGAGCTGTACCAGAAGAAGCGTGAGCTGCGCGCCGCTCTAAGCGCAATGAACGGGACGCCGCCCATCGAGGCCGTGAAGCGGTACGTCGAGAACGAGCGCGCGATCCTGTTCTTGTCGGTGCGCAGCATCGCTCAGAGCGAGTTCCCCGAATGGCGGGGTAAGCTCGACACCCTCGACGCGCTGTACGAAGCCATCACGAACCCCCGGCCTGAAATCGACATCAAGGAGAAATGAGCATGACAACTGCGAGCACAGACGAGACCATCGAGGACTTCGACGACGAGTTCGAGAAGATCGTCGCGTCCATGAATGGCG